ACTTTCCCTGTGGTTTCCTCCCGCGCGAAAGTGAATGCGGCTTCTCAAGTGACCATCAAAGCGTCTCAGTTCAAGCCAAGGCGCTCTGATATCACTACCAGTTGCGAAACTCAACGCCGGGATCAAGCCCGACGGCAGCAGGTGTTGGACTTCATCCACACTGCCGTGCGGCCGAGAGCCGATGGTGCCGAATACTACGCCGTTGTAGGCGTTGTACGGCGACTCTCCGGTCGCTCTGAGTATCTCCAACCCACACGGATTCCCATCTGCTTCGAAATACACGTAAGGGCTTTGATCGCCGATCGAGCAGACAGTCTCTGCACCTCGAAACTCAGCCAAGTTCCCGAAGAGCGGCATGCACCACATCATCTCTTCCGATGATGTGTCTGCCACAATGAGTTGCAGAGCATTTGCAATCACTTCTATCCATGTCTTTTGCTCCGCAAACAGTTCAAAGTGGGTGTTGGAAATCAGCCCCTGGGTCGCTTGGAATGTTACCTCCGCAGTCTTGAGCTCTACGCTTGCGATGGTCTGAGTTCCTCTTTCTCGAAATGTCGTACCACCTTTCCCAACTGGCTCAGGGAGTCCGCCATGCAGAAATGGCATTAGAAAACCGTGGTACTCGGGAGGGATTGAATATTCTTCTATGTCAATGCGCAGTGTCGCATGGCCATCTGGCAATAGTGTTAGAGTCCCAGGACCGGAGATCTCGCCGTCCGGCCCTGCAAACGAGACCCTAGCGGAACCAGTGTAAATGCCGTCTATGGGAATAAACTCCTGCAAATCCCAGCGATTTACCATCCATCCTTCTTTCCCCCCACGAATTGCAGGGCGGTTTTGCGGAAGCGATTCCAAGCATTTTACTGAGTTGGAGAGGCCGAGCAATGTTGGTGGAAGGCGCCCAACCTTTTACTATTTCCTCAAAAGCAAAAAATTTTTGGGCAGGCTTGGGGATTCGCGGCCCGCTGGGACGTCGGTTTTCGCGGCCGGACTCCGCATCTCTTGCAAAATCGATTCCCGGCGCGTCGGACTGTACATCCCCTGCGCTTTTCGCGGTGACGAGAAGCGCTTCCGGAACTGCAGCTTAGAGAGTATCGGAAGGAGGTGTGCCCAACCTCTGCCCGTTCTTATCGGGAAGAGCCATAAGCTCATCCGTCCGTGATACGCCTGCGTTATCGCCGCGGTTACTCACCCCGTTTCGCGGTTGCTTCTGGTTACGATTGGCTCTACTTTGCAGGGAGGGCGCGGAGCAGCCGCTGCCGGAGTCGATTCCTATGGCCCGCACTTGCTCGATCTGCATCCATCACCGACGCGACGGAATGGACAAGAACTTGCTCCGTGGTGAGAAGCTAAAATCAATCGCCCAACGCTATGACGTTTCCGAAGACTCTCTCGGCCGCCACAAAAAGCACATGCAGCTCGTTATCGCCAAGGCGGCGGGTGCGGCGGAACAGAAGGATTTGGCCTACGGCTCGGCCCTGTTAGCCGAGATTGGTCGCATTAGGGCTGACGCCGAACGTCTTCAGATCGAGTCTGAGCGGCGCCAAGATGTCAGGGCTGCGTTGAAAGCCATCCACGAACGTCTTGCAATCGTCGAGCTCGAGGCCAAGCTCAGCGGCCAGATCGATACCGGGCAGAAGAGTCTCACGTTCAACCTGCAAACTATCAGCAGGGAAGAGGCGCTCGAATACGCCCGCGACGTTTTAGAGTTGCTCGGGCCCTGCGCCGCGCCACAGAGGGTACTCTCCACCCCAGTAGTCGACGGTGAGCCCGGTATGTCAATTGCGGAACGAGGCGATGGGAACTGAGGCGATGGCCCGCCGCGCTGCTCCGCTGCCGCTCGAGCGCGCAGAGGCGCTGCGCCTGATTTTGGCCGAGCGCCTAGGGGATGACTTCGCCATTTTCGTCAAGAAGGCCTGGACGATTCTCCATCCTAACCGTCCACTGATCTGGTCGTGGCACTACGATTACTTGTGCGAGCAATTGACGTTGCTGAAGCAGCAACGACTGCGCAGATTGATCGTCAACATTCCACCGCGCACTCTCAAGTCAACCCTGGTCACCATTCTTTATCCCGTCTGGGTCTGGGTCACGCAGCCTGACCACAATTTCTTGACTGCGAGCTACAGCCTCGACCTGAGCACCGAACACTCGGTGATGCGCCGCAACGTGCTGCAAAGCGCATGGTTTCAGCGGCTGTGGGGCGACAAATTCCAGCTCGCGGGTGACCGCAATCAAGTCGGGCAGTTCATGAACGACCGGCGAGGCCAAATGATTGCGACCAGTGTGGGTGCAACTGCCATGGGCCGCGGCTGCGACACGGCGATTCTCGATGATCCGGTCAGCGCCGATCAGGCACTGAGCGATGCCGAACGGACCAGAGCGAATAACTGGATTGACGCAACCTTGCGCAGCCGCCTTAACGACCCGGCCACAGGTGCGATCATTCTAGTGATGCAGCGCTTGCACGAATTAGATCCTACCGGATTCTTACTGGAACAGGAGCCGGGTGTTTGGACGCATACCCGCATTCGACTCGAAGCGGAGGAGGACGAGACTTGGACCTTCCCCATCTCGGGGAGAGTAGTTCAGCGCAAAACCGGCGAGATCTTGATGCCTGATCGCTTCCCCCCAGCGACCGTCGAGCAGCTCCGTGCGCGCCGTCTAGTTTTTGCAGGACAGTATCAGCAGAGGCCGGCACCGGCGGAAGGGAACCTGATCAAGCGGAACGAGGTGCGCTACTACGGCGGCATTGATCCTAGAACCGGTCAACCGGACGAGGAGCTGCCGAAGCACTTCGACTTGAAGCTGATTTCGGTCGACTGCGCCTTCAAGGATTTGGCCAACTCAGATTTCGTGGCAATCGGTGTTATCGGCACCAAGGGCCGCAAGCGATTTGTTTTGAACGTAGTCAATAAGCACCTGGACGCGGCGGCAACCGAAGGCGAAATCAGACGGCAAAGGGATGCCAATTACCCAATCAGGGCCGTGATTGTCGAGGATCGGGCCAACGGGCCGGCGGTGATTCAGCGCCTGAAGGTCAATATCCCCGGCGTGGTCCAAATCAATCCCCAGGGAGGAAAAATCGCACGCATGTTCGCGGCTGCTCCCGAGTGGCAGGCGGGCGATTGGTACGTGGACAGAAATGCGGCATGGACCGGGCCCTTCATCGAACAAATAACCACATTCCCAGCGGGTCACGACGATATGGTAGACATGATGTCGCAGGCGGCGTCATGGCTATTGCAGGCCAGCCAGCACACGACGGAGATCTACAACGCGTTCACTGGGAAGCCATTCGACTAACTGGTCGAGGCCGAGTTAGGGTTACCTCCAGGTCCATTTAATGGACCTCGGGATTTCAGCCTCCAAGTCCGTTAAGTGGACTTGACAAATGGTCCATGACGTTTTCGATGACGCTCAAGTGCTCGAGTGCGGGGCTGCTTTTGGAGAAGCGCCGGCCGCTTAGCAGAAGAACGTCGTTCGGAAATCAGTTGTTTACTGAACGGATCTTCCCGCCTATTGTGGGTGCGGTAATTGTTGCACTTAGGCTGTTACCCGCGAGGGGGTTTGTTGAATGAGAGCCATCCTGTACGCCCGCGTTAGTACGACGGACAGGCAAGATCCGGAGATGCAACTCGCAGAACTGCGTGAATATGTGTTCCGCCGCGGCTGGGAGTTGGGTGGCACCTTCGTAGACCGGACCAGCGGCAGGCGCGAGTCCCGTCCAGCCTTGGACGAAGTGATGAGTCTTTGCCAGCAGCGAAAAGTTGATGTCGTCATCGTGTGGAAGCTCGACCGCCTGGGTCGTAGCCTCAAACATTTAGTCAATATCTTGGCTGAGTGGGAAACGCTGGGCGTCGCGTTCATCAGCTTGCGGGATAATTTGGACCTAACAACGCCATCGGGAAAGCTGATGTTTCACGTCATCGGGGCTATGGCCGAATTTGAGCGTGCTCTAATTCAGGAGCGGGTAAAGGCTGGCCTAGCTCAAGCCAAGCGAGAGGGGCGTTGCGGCGGCAGGCCGAAGCGTGTGTGGCGCCCTAAGACTGAGCGGCGAGTAAGGCAGCTTCGCAATGAAGGGAAAAGCTGGCAGGATATCTCACAGG